TTAGTTGCTTTTCACCTTCAAATTAGGGTTAAATTGATCAAAATATTGAGCAGTCTCATTTTCAAGTTTTTCGGTAACATGGCCGTAAATATCAGATGTTATTCGTCTGCTTGCGTGACCGGCACGTTTTTGAATTGCACTCATATTTTCACCGGCTTCTATAAGGAGAGCTACCATCGTATGCCGCAGATCATGGAGCCTAATATTTTTGAGCCCATACTTCTTTTTGATTTTAGCCCACTTTGCAGTAGGGGTTGTGTAGTAATATGGTTTTCCTGTTCCACTGTGAAAGATGTATTGATTGTCCTCACCTTCCCAGGCATCACCGAGCATAAGTTTTTCTTTCTTCCACATCCGATAATACTTTGCTAAATCCTCCATATAGAAATCAGGCATTTTAACAAATCGTTTTGAACTGCGCGATTTAGGTGCCTTTACAAGCGGCTGCCCGTTAACTGTTTTAGAAATTGAGCGATTTACATAGAAGCCGCCTCTTTCCCAATCAACATCCAAGTGCCATTGAAAGGCAAGTCCTTCACCACGCCGCAAACCGCCAATCATTGCACCCAAAAAGTACAAACGCCATTTAATATCAATCTCATATAAAACTCGAATACATTCTTCAGCTTCATCAGTCTGAAAATATTGCATTTCTTTTGGTTCCACATGGGGCTGACTTAATCCCTCCATAGGATTGTCTTTAATGAGTTTCCATTCTTCTGTAGCTGTCTTGAACATTGCCTGTAGTGTTTGAAATACATCAAGAATTGTTCTATCACCAAGTCCGCCAGGCTTTCCATCTTTCCGAGCTCCATCTTTAGATAAATCATCTATAAAATCAACAACGTGAAGTGTTTTTATTTTGTCTATTTGTTTATGCCCAAATGCAGGGAGGATATGATTGTGTAAGTGTCCTGAGTGTTTCTCGGATGCTTTATAAGAGTAAGGTTTTCCACTTTTATTAAAGAGTTTCTTTTCAACCCATTTCTCCGCAAATGATTCAAATGTAGCTTTTTCAGGAGCAATATACTCGCCGGCCTCTACTTCAATTCTGAAACGGTGCAGCTGATCTTCGAGATACTCCTGTAGTTTCCGTTTAGACTTTAATATTTTGGGATCTTCGATACGAATCGATTTCTTTTTTCTATCTCTTTTACCGTTTGCGTCATAACCATTTTCGACTATTAATCTAAAAGATTTTTCACTGCGTCTTTCAATACTAGCCATGTGACTACCTCCTTGTTCTATTAATTTAGTTGATAGAGCTTTTGATGCCAGAGAATAGAAAACTGTTTTCTTTTGTACATTTCAAGCCGTTTAGCTGCGAAAGGGTATGTGACGTTAAATGTATCCCCAATTAACTTTATAGCCTCTGATTGCATGCGCGGCAACGAAATCTTTTCGAGCATGAATGTTGGTACACAAAAGTGATACATGAAACTATTGGCCTGATACTCTTGCAACTGGCGGAACATACGATTCATATTGAATTGGTTCCCGCAGTGTTTAATCACATGCCCGAGCTCATGTACAAAGTCCTCCCATTGTTGTTGACGAGAAGTCCTTGAATCCAAAACCATGCTATAAAGACCATTTATACAAAACATGCTGCTGCCTTTTTTTTCGTAATGTATCCAAATCTGAAAAGCAGCTGCAATACGTTCCATGTCAATATCTTCAGGAATAAGCATATTCAATCTTGTATAAATCTTCTTTACTTCTTCTTCTAGATGAGATAACTGAATTGTCATAATAGCACCACCTGATGGGAATGTATGTTCTGTTTTTAGTGTGAAAGAAAAGCCCTTTGAAGGGCTCTTCGTTACGCTGCTGTTGTCTGAGATTTGTCTTTTCTAACGAGTCCCATGATACCAGGGATGATAAGAAGTACAGCAGGCAGTAAGTAGAATAAAGAAATACAAATTATGCCACCGACACCGGAAATGATGAGTAAAATTCCACCTAGTTTTCCTTTCTTTCTAACAATTACAGAAGCAACAATACCAAGGATGGAGAGGAAGATAGCGCCCCAACCTAAACCGATAATATCACTTGTGCCAGATGAGTTAAAAGAGGCGTCAAGACCACCAACGATTAACGCTAAAAAGGCTCCAATAAATCCAAAAATTCCACCAATCAGACCTAAAACAAATTCAGTTGTTCTTTTCATTTCAAAATCTCCTTATTTAACTGGTACTGTGATTGATACTGCTTTGTTATTCATAAAGTCTTCAGTTATAACTTCACCAAAGTTCAATTTGATTTCTTTAACGCTATCAACGTCAATCTCTTTTCCTTCAGGAGCCGTAAATTCAAGAACTCCTTCTTGTTTAACGCCACCTTGAACTTCTCCACCAACTTCTCCATCTGTTAAGAACATGTTTGCAGATAACTGCATGCTGCCAATAACTGCATTTCCTTGGTCAGGATAGAAAGTTAGGACCTTGTCGGTAGTATTTTCAATGTTTAGTCCAACGTTTATTTTGTCTTTCATGATCTTTACGTCGCCCAAGTTAACTTTCATTCCGAGAACTTCAGCAGATTGCTTACTCGCATCGACTTTTTTAGAGCCGTCATCTTTAGTCTCTTCAGTTTTTTTGTCTTTTGAATCACTACTCCCTGTAGAGACATCATCTGTCGAGCTACATGCTGCTAACGCAAGTGCTAGTCCCAAAGACATGAATAAAACGAACCACTTTTTCAACCTAATTCCCCCAGTTCATAAATTAGAATACTTATTAATAATCGACTAAAACTGCCAAAAATTCAAGAGGATTTTGCCAAAAATGTTAATAGATTCATAAAATTGAGGGGGGGAAGATGGTGAATTCACTTAACGGATCACCTCAGAATTTGCGGTTGAAAGAGAATATAACCTCAAAGATCACCTCAAATTTTGAGGTTGAAATCATTTCAACTGAATAGTTTACCTCAAATTTTGAGGCGAAGTGTTCAGCATTAATTAAACTAAACAAAACAATAATAATAAATAAAGAATAATGTGTTTGTTATGTAATTATTTTTTGCTTCTGTTTACTCATCAGATGAATTTGGAATTTTACGACCTTTCGCCTTTTCTTTCTCTTTCAGATAATTGATAAAGTCAATAGCTTGTTTTCGGTTTTCTTCGGAAAAATCCGAAGCTTCTCGAAACGCTATTTGCAAGTCTGGATCAGTTTCAATATCACTTTCAGAGTAAGAAACAGTCCTACTAACATTTGTGTCAATGTCAGTTCTGCCTAAGAGGTAGTCAGTAGTCGTATCAAGAGCATCTGCAAGATCACGAAGCATTTCGTTTGAAGGTGTACTATGTCCGTTTTCATAGTTGCTAATTGTACCTTTTGTTGTTTTAACTTTACTAGCTAATCCTGTTTGTGTTAAACCTCTTCTCTTCCGGATAAGCTTTAATCTTTTAGACAACATACTGATTTCCTCCACTTAGACCGCTGATCTTATTTAAGTACAAGATAATTGTACAACAATATGTTACAGATTAAAATTTTGTATAAGAAATTCATACTTTTTATTGACATACAAGATTCTTATACTTACAATAAAGACAAGAAGTACAAGAAACTTATACAGGGGGTGAGTAAATGAAAAATCACAACCTTGTTAAAGCCCGAAAAGCGAAAGGGTTGACACAAGAAAAATTAGCAAATCAACTAAAGTATAAAAAATCCACTATTTCAAACTGGGAGAACGGTTACTCTACACCAAAAATGGAAGATGCATTTAAGGTGGCTGAGATATTGGGTTGTGATATTAAGGACCTTTTTTTAAACCAAAAAGGACAAGAATCTCATACTATGATTATGTAAGTATGAGACTATCAAACAAAACTCTTTGACAAAGATAGTCCAACTAAACTTTCATAGGAGGTTACGAAATGACTCGCAACACAATGACCGTGCAGGAAGCTGCTGAATACCTTGGTGTTCACCATGACACGATTTACACAATGGTTCGTGAAAAAGAAATTCCTCACTTCCGAGTGCGTACACGTATTTTCTTCACTAAGCACAACATAGATGCGTGGATCGAAGCGCAGGAACAAGCAAATATGAAACAAGCGCAATAGCAAGGGACCTACTGAACGAAAATTTCCGTTTAGTGAATGACAACTCTATTAAGGAGGTTCATGAATGAACGAATTACAAAAAATATTCAATTATCAAGATCAGCAGGTTCGGACAGTTGTAAAGGATGGACAACCTTGGTTTGTCGCAAAGGATGTCTGCAATATACTAAGTCATTCAAATCACAAAGTAGCGGTGTCCCGGCTCGACGAAGACGAGGTAAGTAAAGTTTACCTCACCGATTCATTAGGCCGTAATCAAAAAACAATCGTTGTCAATGAAGCTGGTTTGTATTCACTTATTTTAACTAGTAACAAACCAGAGGCTAAACAATTCAAAAGATGGATCACTCATGAAGTCATCCCAACAATCAGAAAAACGGGCGGCTACGTTGCAAATGACGAGTTATTCATCCAAACATATTTGCCACAGGCAGATGAAAATACAAAGCTGCTTTTCAAAACTACTCTCCACACTATGAAAGAGCAAAGCAAGCAAATTGAAACCATGAAACCGAAAGTGATTTTCGCTGAGGCGGTCGAATCGTCTGAGTCCTCTGTGCTTGTTGGTGAGTTAGCGAAAATCATCCAGCAAAACGGTGTAGATATCGGACCGAATAAATTATTTCAATGGCTTCGCGACAATGGGTATCTGATCCGCAAAAAGGGTGAGTCATTTAATCTCCCAACCCAACGCAGTATGGATATGGGCCTGTTCGAAATCAAGAAAAGAACTGTAAGCAATCTTGACGGTTCTATCAGAACCACACGCACACCAAAGGTAACCGGTAAAGGTCAGATTTATTTTGTGAATAAATTCATGTCGTCTCAATCGGCTTAATCGCGCTTCACTCCCCAACATTGAGGAGTGAGGTACTAATCTCCACAATTTTGGGGAGATTGAAATAGCCATTTATGGCAAAGGGACAACCCTCATCCCTTCATTAATTAAATTTTACCAATAAATAACTTATATATCAGGAGGCAAACATATGGAGAACAACCCATACAATTTGCGGAATTTACCGCAGATCATGCGCAAAGCCCGCAAGGCAGCAGGTCTTGCACAATATCAAATCGGAATTCTAATCGGTGGAAAAGATCAGCGCTATGTCTCAGATGTTGAAAACGGTTTTAGCAGACTAACACCTGAGTTGTGCATTAAGTGGTTTGAAGCCTGCGAAGCTTACGAACACATTGATCTCGTACATTACTTGTTTAAGCTACATCCGACAGCGGTTGCGCCGATTGATCCCGCATTAAATGAAAGCGCAAGTGCTGCAGTAATAAATATGATTCATCAGCTTGAAGAAGCATTGCAGGCTACTAAGCAATTGGCACGATGGTTGGCAAGTGATCGACCGGGCCGTTCAAACGATCTACCGATGGGAGATATTAAACAAATATTTGATCTAATCCCGGCAAATAAAACACTGATCTACTCATTAGTTCGGAACCACGGACTGAATATGCAAGAGCTGGCCGATAGGTGGACCCGTAAAGCGTTGATGGATCAGGTAGCTATGTCAAAACAAGAAGAAAGGAAGGCGGTTTTTGCATGAAAACTAATCAGTTTTTGAAGTCAGATGTAGATGCGGCAAAAAGAAAAATCGAATCAGCGGAAGAGCTCTCTATCATGCTTTCGGAGGCATTACGTGATGGTGATTATGAAGAGGCGATCAGTCTTGCTGGAAGTATCAAAGTTCTTACAGAGGATATCAGCCGACTGGCTAATAAAGGACGTTTATATGAAACAGCTATGAAAATGCAACAGCGTGGCATCAACTTGGCAGTGATAAGTAGGTGTTTGGGATGATGGTTCACTTTGTCCACAAACCTGCAACAGCGTTGGAGGTCAGAGCATGGTGTGAAAGAATCCGAAATCATAGCGAACTGCACTTGATTTGGGATGAACGCACAGCGAATTACAGAAAGGAGAATATGAATGATCGAAAATCCAATGATTCTAAACAACTGGCACGATAAACTGACTGAGCCAGAAACACCAAAGGATTTTTTCGGGGATGAAGTTACCCCAGTCGATGATTATGTAATTGATTGCGGTGCGGTGATCTTGAGAGAGAACCTTGATCGTTATCTCAGGGAGCAGCTTGGCTTCAAATTTAAAAATGAGCAATAAAAAAGCCCACTCGGCAAAGTGGACTCGGTAAGGCGTTTAGACTGAAATATTTACTTAATTATACCAAAACGCCTCATAAAAATCAATGGAGGTTTTATACATGGCTAAATCAATAAAAGTGGCATTCAGCGAGCGTGCGGAGGATCAGCAACGTTTAAGACAGGTCGGCGGTTCAATTGTATTCGCCAAAAACGGTAAAGCTCAGTTTAGTTTCCCTTCAATGGATCACTATCGGGAATGGCAGCGGCTTGGAACAGAAGCGTACAAAAGAAAGGTGGCAGAAGCACAATGAATGGATTATCACAGGTAGATTACTCAGATTACATGCCGGCCTCTCAGCAGGCATCCAGCGTGACTACAGAAGCAATGGTAAGCCGGCAGGCGCAAGAAGTACAGGCGGCTATGGTTATTGCAAAGAAATTCCCGCGTGACGTTTATGCGGCGTTCGAACGCATCAGAAAAGCTTGTGAAAGACGATTGTTAGCTGAAAATGCTGTCTATGAATACCCACGCGGTGGAAGTAAAGTGTCAGGACCTTCAATTAGGTTGGCTGAAGCACTGGCACAGAATTGGGGCAACATTGATTACGGAATCATGGAGCTTGAGCAGAAAGCCGGAGAATCCTCTGTCATGGCCTACGCTTGGGACCTTGAAACAAACACAAGACAAACCAAAATTTTCACTGTGAAACATGAAAGAAAGGCAAAGGGGAAAATCACAAAACTAGATGATCCACGTGATATTTACGAAATGGTTGCCAATCAAGGAGCTCGACGTGTCCGGGCTTGTATTCTCGGTGTCATACCTGGTGACATTGTTGATGCTGCGGTTGATATGTGTCAAAAAACTTTGATTAGTGGATATAAAGAGCCTTTGGAAGATCGTCTCAGAAGCGCGCTGTCTCTCTTTAAAAAAGAGTTTGGTGTTACTAAGGAAATGATTCAGGAGTACATCGGTAGCAATTTAGATGCATTCACAGAGCAAGACTTTCTCAAAATAGGCCGCATTTATACAGCGCTTCGTGACGGTATGGCAAAGAAGGAAGATTACTTCAATGCCAAGGCTACAGGTGCAACAAAATCAAAGGCTGAGGAAGAGTTCAAAAAGCAAAAAGAGCAAGCCGACAAGCCTGCTGATAGCAAAGAAAAGGCGGGTGATCCTGCTAATGCGGATACCGGCGCTAAACAAGGAGAACTATTATTCTAACGAGATTGATAGATACTACATGTCGAACTCTCAATATAAAAGCTTTCTTCAATGTGAGGCAGCAACGATGGCAAAGATTAACGGAGAATGGACGCCCCCAACATCGGAGGCCCTTCTCTTCGGTCAATACGTTCATGCCTGGCTTGAAGGTGAACAGGCTTTTGATGAATTTAAGAAGAACACACCTTCACTATTTACTCAGAAAGGCCAACTGTACAAGCAGTATCAGTTAGCTGATTTGATGATTGAGGCAATTCAACATGATGATCTCTGTATGTTTGTACTTCAAGGAGAAAAGGAAGTCATCGTAACTGCTGAATTGTTCGGTGTTCCGTGGAAAGGAAAGCTGGACGTATACAACCCAGCTGGCGGCCGTTTCTCCGATCTAAAAACAGCAAGGTCATTACGTGAAAAGGTTTGGGACCCGGAAATAGGATATTGCTCTTTTGTTGAGGCATACGGATACATCGCTCAGATGGCGCTTTACGCAGAAATTGAAAAACGGATGACTGGGCGTAACGAATGGCTTGAACCTCTGATCGTTGGAGTGTCTAAAGAAGACCCACCGGACAAAGCGGTTATCAATATAGACGAGGGCCGAATGGAAGTGGAGCTCGAAGAAATTGAAAAGAGAATGGAGCGCATTATTCAGGTTAAATACGGCGGGGAGAAGCCCTTACGGTGTGAAAAATGCAAGTATTGCCGTGCCACTAATCAACTCAACAGCATCATACATTTTTCGGAGCTGGTTAGTTAATGGAAAGGGCAGTGATCAAAGTCCCTATCCCTCATTGTTATGTCTGGCTTGTGAAGACGGTCCGACGAGATATGCGAAAAGACTTGTACGCCCGATATGTTACTGACTATCTCAAGAGAAATGAGCCTACTTTGAGATTAGTTGAAATAGACTTCAAAGCTTTGACAGCACTGTGTGAAAGGAAGTAGGTGAGCCATGAACTACCTGAAAGAAATGAACGGCTTCATGAATTGGCTAGAAACGAATCCGTTGTCTGCTACAACTCAAGCATTATGGTTTCATCTTTTGCACATCAACAACAAGGCAGGGTGGCGGGAGTGGTTCACCACTTCAAACACCACTTTGCAAGCAAAGATTGAGATTTCCGAAAACACGTTGATCAAACACCGAAAGATGCTGATTGATCTTAAAAGAATTGAATATAAGCCGCAGGGGAGGAAAGCAGGGCAATACAGGCTGATCTCTTTTGAAACGCCTGTATCGGAGCAGGAACCATCTGAAAAGCCTGTTCCTGAACCGACACCAGCACAAGAAGAGCAGCAGGAGGATGAGAAGAAAATGAAGAGTAACGCATTTGCATTTTTCGAGGATGAGGGATTCGGCCTTCTATCATCGTTCATGGCTGAGAAGCTTAATAGCTTGATAGACGATTATGGCGAAGATAAGGTGCTGGAGGCAATGAAAGAGGCAGTAACGCGGAACGCTCGCAACCTGGCCTACGTACAGCGCATTCTCCAGTCAAACAAGAACAAAAGTAAGGAGTGGCAACATGGAAACACACAAAACGCAAAGTACGGACGCGGCAATGGCAGCAATACTGAAAAAGCTTCAGGAAAGGTCAGCCCAATTTTCGGCGGGGTCGGCCGGGTCAGAAGAAAAGGCTGAATATGATTGCCCGAAATGCAAAGATCAACTTGGCTACATCGAGAACAAGGACGGATATGAGGTTTGGGTCCGGTGCAAATGCATAGAACGCCGGAGAATCCGGAAACTGATGAACTCTAGTGACATAACTGCTGAATTTGAGAAGTTGAAGTTCAAGAATTTTATAACCGAAGGAAAGCCAGCTGTCGTGAAAGACACTTACGATACTGCGGTGGAATACTACAAAGACTTTGACAGCATTCGCGGCACCCGAAGCAACAGCATTGCTTTACTGGGGCAGCCAGGCTCAGGGAAAACGCACCTGTTAACAGCTATTTCAAACAAGCTGATCAAATCAAAAAATGTCGCGGTTCAGTATTTTCCTTACGTGGAAGGGTTCAACGATCTGAAAGATGACTTTGACAAGCTGGAAGAGAAACTCAACCGCATGAAAGAGGTTGAAGTGCTGTTCATAGATGATCTATTCAAGCCTGTGTACACAAACACCAAAGAAGGACGGATTAAGAAACCACGGGCAACCGATTGGCAGGTGGAGCAGACATACTCGGTCATCAATTATCGATATCTGAATCATAAACCGGTTCTTATCTCAAGTGAATTAGACATCGAAGAGCTGGTGGATATTGACGAGGCACTCGGCACCCGGATTTACGAAATGTGCGCGGATTATTGCGTGATCATCAAGGGCGACAGAATGCTATTAAATCATAGATTGGCAGGGTTGCGGAATGGATGAAAAAACGAATGTTAATGGATCCAAAGGAATGTATTTGTTCGGGCCTGCTGAACAAAAGGGCGGTAAGGACCTCACACCGGCTATCAGGGTGCTTGAGGAAAAGATCAGACAAATGGAGCTGATGCGCAGTGCTTAAAGCGTTGATCCTGCTGCCGGCCATTATAATCACGGCGCCAGCAAAAGAAAAGCAGATTCAGCAATGGGAAGAGAATGACGGGAGGTAAGGAGAATGAAAGTGCTAGAAAACCAGACGCTTTACCAGTGTGAACATTGTGGAAAACGGCTGATGACAAAGCACGGAGCGAGGTTGCACGAAAGAGTATATTGCTCGGTTGTCAGAGAGGAAGAACAGAAAAAACGTCAGGAAGCCTGTGAACATAAGCACATGGAAATGAGTTACTGCACTATGCCGGGAGAAGATCATTTGCAGATACCGGACTATGAATGTTGTTCTGATTGCGGCATGTCAGAAATGGAGATTGCACAGCAAAAAAACAAGCTTCAGGAGGCATCGCATGCCAGCAAATAAATACGGCGCAAGAAAAACACAGGTGGACGGCATCACGTTCCACAGCATCGCCGAAGCAAAATACTATGAGCAGCTGAAATGGCTCAAGGTGAGCAAGCAGATCAAAGATTTTAAGCTGCAGCCGCGGTTCCTGCTACAAGAAGCATTCAAAAAGAACGGCAAAACTTTTCGGAAGATTGAATATATTGCAGACTTTGAGGTTCATAATTTGGACGGCAGCATCGAGATCATTGACATCAAGGGCGTGGAAACAAAGGAATTTGCCATCAAACGCAAGCTGTATGAGCGGCTTTATGATACGCCACTGAAAGTGCTGGCTTTGGATGATTTTTTAGGCTTCATCGAGCTGGACGAGCTGAAAAAGCTGAAAAAACTCAAAAGAAAGGCGGGAAAGTCCACTGTTAAACGTGGTAATCGCAGACGATCGGCCGTTATGGGTGCAGGAAGAAGATAAGCTCATGGCCTGTATGACACGTTGCTCTCAGTTTAAGGCATGCGCCAGCCGAATGGGTTCTGATTGTAAGAAGCTCGGCGGCACGGAAATTCCCAAAATCAATTCAGGAGGTAGATACCATGGAACAGCAAAGCATCAATCTTTACCTGCCAGGACCGGTTGAAGAATGGAAGATGACGCCGGAACAGCTGGCGGAATACGTGAAAAAGCATCCGATCGTTTACCGGGAGGAATTGAAACCATCGCCATCATTCACAATGGCCGGATGGAAACCGGATCACTATTAAACACAAAAAAGCACCGAAGCGTATGCCCCGATGCTCTGATATGAACTGGTACTTCTATCATAGCACATGCACAGGGGGCGCGCTAGGTGAACAAACCACAAGAAATTAAATTAAGCAAAGATATAACAATTGAACAGGCAATTAAGCCGGGCAAAATACAAATTCTTATTTTAGATGGGAAAGAGGGCACTGCACATGTCCTTGAAGCCCCAGAACACGGAGAAACAATCATTCAAACAATTAAGGGCGGTCTGTCTCGTTTAGATTATAGGATCGGCCACAAATTCTAATAGCAGGGGCTTTCCCCTGCGGGGGAGGAACGGGCATGAAAGAGAGAATTGAACGTCTGAAAAAACTGACAAACATTCCGCATAAGGAAATTGTTTGGCTTATTGAGCAAGCTGAACTGGCTGTTAAGCAGCGGGAAATCATCGAGGAAAACAAGCGCCAGCAGGAAGTAACGGTTCATCAATTCCGGCAGGCTCAAAAGGACATTCAGCATCTAAGCGGGGATAGGAAACGATACAAACAGGCATTAGAGAAGATCATTACCAATCTCAATTTCGCGATTACAGTTGCTCAAAATGAATTGGAGGGTGATGTGAAATGAATTCGTATAAACAAATTTGCCCGTACTGCGGTTACGTAGAAGAAGAATGCTATGCCAACTGGGATTCGGACAGCGACGGAACTGTAACGTGTTCGAAATGCAACAAAGATTATTATTCTATGCCGCAGTATTGCTTCGAGGGTTGGCAGGTCGAAAAAATTTGTGAAGAATGCGGCGAAAAAGAAAGTGAATGCTTTTGCGAGGGGGAAGAAGAATGATCCCTTTACAAGTTGAGCTTCAGCGGGCAGTCAAAGCCACGAAAGACGAAGCGATGACAGTTGAGCAGGCGGCGGAATATTTGAAAGTACATCCAGATTACATACCGGTGCTCGTGGCAAAGTCAGATGATCTGAAAATGATCGGTGATGAAACCATCATTGCAAAGCGTGATAAGACAAATGGCTGGCTCATTGGGGCGATGGTTTTGGTTTTATTCTTTGCGATTGCAGTCGGTTGGGAATAGGGGGTTAAGGCATGGGGTTTCCAAGAATTTTACACTATCCGGGCAGTAAATGGTCAATGACAGACTGGATCATTAGCCATATGCCTGAGCATAAAACATACGTTGAACCTTTCTTTGGATCCGGAGCATTGTTTTTTAATAAGCAGCCTTCGACCATTGAAACGATAAATGATCTGGATAGCAGCGTGGTCAATCTTTTCAAGGTGATTCGGGATCATCCGGAAGATCTTGCAAGATTGATCGAATGGACGCCGTTATCTAGAGAGGAGTATTACGCCTCCTATGACTCTGAATCAGGCAATGAATTGGAGGACGCCCGCCGTTTTCTTATCCGTTGCTGGCAGGCCATAGGAGCAAAAACAAGTGATCGAACAGGCTGGCGGAGTCTCATCAGCAGTAACGGGCCTGACACGGCTAAAGAGTGGGGCAAACTGCCTGCAAAGATATTGTTAGTAGCCAAGCGATTGAAAGAAGCGCAGATTGAGCATCAGCCGGCAGTCCAGCTGCTTGAAAGGTATAAGAGAAAAGAGGTTCTTGTTTACGCTGATCCCCCTTATATCATCGAAACACGGACAAAACGGCATTACAAACACGAAATGACGATTGATGATCATGTTGAGTTGCTTGAGACTTTGGATAAACACCCTGGTCCTGTTCTTCTCTCAGGCTATGCTCATCCAGTTTATGATGAACGGCTCAAACATTGGAAAAGAGAAGTACGGCAAGTATCGGCCGAAGCAGGTGCCAAGCGTGAAGAGGTTTTATGGGTGAATCCGGTTGCTGCTGAACAAAGTTACTTTCAGCAGTCGCTATTTAATTATTAATTTTTGCGAAATTAAAGTCTTTCTTTGGTATTAATTATATAATCATGAATGTTAGCTGAATAATATACTAAAGGAAGGTTAAAATTGTGGAAACTAAATATTTAATACCTTTATTAGCTGCAATTCTTGGGGCAATTTTAGGACAGCTGTTATCACACTTGTTTACCCATCAGAGAGAACAAAAAAAGTTAGAAAAAGAAGTATACCAGAACCTTGTTGCTCCTTATTTGAATGATGTGATTTTTTATATAAATAGTGAAACTATAACAAGAGCACAACATGATTTAGAGGAAAGAATAGATATTGAACAAGTAATAAATAATATAAACAAAAATATAAAGTATGGAAATTCACAACTATTTCTTGCGCTATTCGATTACCAAGATTCAAGAACATATTTTGATGGAAGTGGGAAGCAAAAAAATAGTGGAGTATTAGCGTTTTTATACTGGTATTTAGATTTTGTAATTAATGATGGGATCAAGGGCGTTGGATATGAAAATATGGATACTTTTGAATTGATTGCTCTTATAAGAAGAACTCAAATTAAATGTGGAATTTGGTATTTAATGTGTGACAGATTACTTTTTGAAGGATCTAAAAATAAACTTTCTATTTTATTTGAACAGCTTCCTAATCCCTTGGCTAATTATACCGTTGCTGATATATCCAAAATGATAAAAAATGATGTGAAGCTAACTGAGTTAACAATATTATTTGAAGATGAATATAAAAATGTAAAACTTGAAGATATTGGTTATGGTTTGTTTAAATAAAATATTTTAATAGTCCAAGACGGAAAGCCTGCGGACACTGATCACTGTACAGAGAAATCTGTGCTTTGGTTGGTGTCCGTTTTTTATTTCGCAACTAACTGGATGTCTATCGCGATTACTAACGGTGAAAGGAGTGATGAGACATGAAACAGTCCAAAAAGAAACCATCACAGAAGCAACAGGAACGCTCAGATCGTTTCTGGCAATCAATGATGAACACGAACATGCAAACACTCAGACGTGGCAAAGGCGGCGCTTATAAACGCAGAAAGTAAAAGGAGAGTTTTAGGGTGAAATACGGATTCGCTTATAAAAACGGAAAGCTTGTAAATATATTCTGCGGCAAAGAAGAGCTCTATAACGAGCTGAAAGCCTTCTTGGTCAAAACCTTCAGTATCAGCGTGAAAGAGGTATCGAGGCCTCAATATATCGCAGAGCAAAAAGCAAACAACTGGAATGACACTTACTCTATTTAACTATCAGGAGGGAAAGCACTATGACAGATCAAATGATCGCATGGGAGATTGAGGAATGGATTCGTGATTATAAATTCATGCTGCGGGAGATTAAAAGGCTCAACCGTGTGTTGAACAAAGTAGACTTTATTAGTACAAAGCTCACTGCAACATATGGGGATGAAGCGGGCATGCCAAGGGGATCAGCAGGCGTCAGTCAGGCAGAGTTGCGACAGATGGACCGAAGAGAGAGACGGCTTCACAAATATGAATCTATTGTGCATTACCTGGACAACGCTATGGAACACATTGAAGAAGAAAAGCACCGTATCGTTTATGATTGCATGATGGAAGGCATGAGCTACACTGCTATTGCAAACCACCTTGATTGCTCCCGAGATACCATCAGAAAGATCAAAACAGCCATAATCGGCAACATCGTCAATAAAGTCAAAGAAGCCAACTTTCTGCAATATTTGAACTCGCTTAAATCGGCGGTGTAAAATGGGAGGCAGGATCGGCGCGGCGGATTATTTCTGCGTCACCACCAATTTCATATAGTGATCTAAAGACTCTATCCCTTAATTGGTATAGAGTTTTTTATTGATTTCTAAAAAATGTCTATTGTTTGCCGATACATTTCATAGGTGATGTTTATGAAATGGAGTAAAATCAGCAAGTACATTTTTTTCTGGAGAAGAAAAATACAATATAAAAAAGCAAAAGGAGTAATTAAATATTTAGAAAGGAATTATGGAAAAGCATATAAAAAAAATAATGGTGTGCAGCAGCAATTTAAACAGAAAGTGATGAATGACCACTCTCTTGAACAATTGAAAGAAATGACTAATCGTTTAAAAGCCGAGAAGAATTACGAAAAAGAAACAAAAGCTTTAATCAGTATACCATTTACAATAATGATTGCTCTTTGTACAGTATCGGTTAATATTTCGAGTAAATTGATTGATAATATAACAAAGATTACACCTAATCATATGATAGACCCTGATCTCTATATAGTTTTGACGCTTGCTGTTTGCATAATATTTTTTTTAACATTCACCTTATATCAAATACTTGATTTTGGTACTAAGAGTACTATTAAAAAGTTAAATCGATATAAAGTGCTAATAGATGAATGCATAGAAAAAAAGGAAAAACATCGAGAGAATCTCACTAACCTTTTTAATAATGGGTATGATCATTCGGAATTATTAAAATTTATGAATTTTATTGAACGAATTAAAAAGTAAGGGCTTTAAAAAAACAGCACACCAAAGGACGCTGTTTTGTCTTACGACTGCAACCTATTTATGAAGGGCGCTTTCGTTCGACAAATTTTGCAAATGGTTCCTTTGTCATGCTCCTTATCCGATAATAATGTGGGAGGTGATATCGTGAAGTTATATCAGATTAAGCACCATTCTTATTCGAATATAGTGGAGGCTGAGAGTACGTTAGAAGCGGTTAGTACTTGGATAAATCATATTAATGAAACAGAATTTTATGATAGAGCTATGGATTTTAATCCGAAAGCTTTCTCGATTGAGGAATTAGGAAGTGTAGGAGAAATTGTTAAAGCATCTGAATAATCAGGTGCTTTTTTATATTCTCTGTAAACTGCTTCCGGTAAGTCTCAGGATAGACAATTGGCGGTTAAAGGCTTGAGCACGGTGGTGGTTTAGAGGGAATATCTTTTCCAAAACAACACGAATCAGAAGGGGGCGGCGGTGAATGTAGATGGCCGAAAAGCACATTCAGGCGTATAAGGATTACGTCAAAGGCATGAAATACAAGGACCTTGCCGAGAAATACGGGGTGTCTGTGAACACCATTAAATCGTGGAAACAGCGGCATGGTTGGGAAAGAAAAAAGGGTGCACCCATTGAAAAAAGTGTGCACACAAAAAAAGGCGGGCAACCGGGCAACAAAAATGCAGTCGGGAACAACGGCGGCGCACCACAGAAGAATCAAAACGCTGTGACTCACGGCTTTTTCTCTAAATTCCTGCCAGAAGAAACGCTTGAAATCATGGAAGAGATTCAAGAACGTTCGCCTGCCGATATGATATGGGATCAAATTCAGATTCAATATGCAGCCATTATCCGGGCGCAGCCTATCATGTTCGTACAAGATAAAGATGATCTTGTAAAAGAACAGAAAAAAGCAAAATACGTTTATCAACCTCAAGAGGACGAAGATGGAAACGAGTATTTTGAAAAGTCCATTGCTGAGGAAGAACTTGAAATACAGTTCGCTTGGGATCGTCATGCAACCTTCCTGAATGCTCAATCTCGGGCAATGGGAGAGCTCAGGAGCTTGATAAAACAGTTTGTTCTACTGGCGCATGAAGAAGACGAACGTCGCCTTAAATTGGAGCAAATGCGCTTGAATATTGAGAAGGTGAAGAAAGATATTGACGGAGATAACGGAAACTCTCAAGAAAATGAAGTTGCTGCCATGCTTCGGAAGATGGTGAAACCTCATGGAACTTAACTCTAAGCAACAAGAGGTATGGAATAGCTTTATTGAAGAACAGCCGAAAATCTTAATATGCAGCGGGGCGAAAAGGGCAGGAAAAACATTCGTGCTCCTTTTGACGTTCCTCGGGCATATCAGCAAATATCAAAACATGGGGCTTTCCTTTATCATTGGCGGGGCAACTCAGGCTTCTATAAAGCGGAATATCCTAAATGATTTAGAGCTGATCCTGGGGAAAGAATTGCGCCTTGATAAAGCAAATGCCGTTGAGATATTCGGAAACCGTGTTTATTGCTTTGATGGTGCAAATGCAGACTCATGGAAAAAGGCACGGGGTTTCACATCAGCTGGCGCATTCCTAAACGAAGCGACTGCCCTGCATGATTCATTCGTGAAGGAAGTCATTTCTCGTTGCTCCTATAAGGGTGCAATGGTCATGATGGATACAAACCCTGAAAACCCGATGCACACCGTCAAAACGGACTATATCGACAAAGACGGGCAGCGGCTGAAAAACGGCCGGCTGAATATCCGTTCTTTTCACTTCTCGTTGTTCGATAACAACTTTCTTGATCCTGAATATGTCGAAAGTATTGTTGCCTCAACACCAAGCGGCATGTTTACGGACCGAGATATTTACGGCTACTGGGTTGCTCCGGAAGGCGTAATATACAAGGATTTCAACAAAGACAAGCACTATATCAGTTCTAAAGAGATGGAAAATAAACAAGTCAACTTCACTAAATACTTTGCTGGTGTTGACTGGGGATATGAGCACCCGGGTTCTATTGTCGTAATTGGACAAGATGACCGAGGGTGTTTTTATTTGCTCGAAGAACATTGCAAGCAGCACGAAGAGATTGACTACTGGGTGAAGGTAGCAAAGGACATCAAAGAGCGGTATGGCAACATTAATTTCTATTGTGATACAGCTCGGCCTGAACACATTGTACGTTTTCGCAGAGAGAAGCTGCGTGCGTTAGATGCTGATAAGGCAGTTGTTTCAGGTATTGAAGAAGTGGCGCGGCTGTTCAAACGGGATCTGCTTTTTATTGTTGAAGATAAAGTTAGTCGCTTTAAAAAAGAGATCTTTATGTATGTTTGGAATTCGCATACAGGCGAGCCGGTTAAAGAGTGGGACGATGTGCTCGACTCTATCCGTTACGCCATTTATACACACAACAAACCTATGAGACGCAAAGGAAAGGGGTGAGAACATGAACAAGTTTTTAAATTATCTTCGGAAAAATGAGATAGACGGCACCATCATTGATCAGATCATAACCGAGCATAAGCCGATCAAAGAAAAAGCCATAGCTCAGTATGAACGTTATAAAACCAGCGTAGCTGGCGTTCCAATCTTACAACGTGAGGCAGCTCAGTTCGAGAATTTTGAAACAGGAGCGGTACGGCGTATTGACCACCTGGTAAACAATCGCCTCAATAATGCTTTTGATGCCGAGATAGTGGATACAAAGGTTGGGTATATGTTTGGTCATCCAATCTCTTACGAGACTGAGAAAGATGGCGAAAACAAAAATAAAGCTTTGGCTGAGCAAATCAATCGGTTTAATACCGTGAATAACATTGCTGATGCTGATAGCGAATGGGGTAAGAAAGCGGCCATCAGTGGTTATGGTGCTAGGCTTGCGTATATTGCTCCTGACGGCTCGGAAAGAGTTGCGAATGTTAACCCTTGGGAAGCTGTTTTCATCGCTGAGAATGACATCACAGAGCCTTCTTTTGCGCTGAGATATTATACAGTCTTTGACTGGGTTAAAAATGACAGCGTCCAGCGTGAAAAAGTGACGTTTTATGATGATAAGAAAGCATATTTCTTTGAAAAAAGAGAAGGCAACTGGATTTTGCTTGAAAAGAAGCCACACATGTTTGATTACTGTCCTTTGTTCGGATTGCCTAATAATGATGAACAGATGGGCGATGCGGAAAAGGTGATCCAACTTATAGATGCATACGATCGCACTCTTTCTGATGCATCAAACGAGATCGAGCAGCTGCGACTGGCTTATTTGATTTTAAAGGGCGCTGGTATGGATGATGAAGAAATCCAGCAACTGAAAAAGAACGGTGTTTTTGAATTGTTCGGGGAAAATGATGACGTGAAATTCCTTACAAAAGACATTAACGACACCATGATTGAAAACCACCTGAACAGGCTTGAAGAAAACATTCTCCGTTTTGCAAAGTCGGTCAATTTCTCTGATGAATCATTCGGCGGGAATGTGACAGGCGTTGCAATGAAATACAAGCTGATGGCCCTTGAGAATAAGTGCATCACGATGGAGCGGAAAATGACTGCTGCTTTGCGGTATCAGTACAAGTTGCTTTGCTCTGCATGGGCGAAAAAGAGCAAAGTGAAACCTGATGATTATTTGAAGGTCTGGTTCTCATTTAAGCGGAATCTACCGTCAAATATCCTTGAAGAAGCCGAGATTGCTGCAGAACTAAAAGGCCAGGTAAGCGAAGAAACACGGCTTTCCATGCTTTCTTTCGTTGATGATGTTCAATATGAGATTGAGAGAATGAAAGCCGAACAAGATGCCTATGATCTTGATGATGAAAAGGACAATGATGAAGACGATAACTGACCTGCCGGAAGTCTTTAAAAGCCGGAATACTTTGACGTGCAGGCTCGTACTGCATGGCATGGAGGTTGATCATAAGTGAATATTGAAGAAATCAAGCAGTTTCTTGCTGAGAATAAAGACAATGAAGAAGTAAAAGCATTTGTAGGAGAACTTTCGGCCGTATCAGCAGATAAGGTGAAAGGGTTCCTTGAGACAGAAGAGGGAAAAAAACTCATTCAGCCTCGGCTGGACTCTTACTTCACAAAAGGTCTTGATACATGGAAATCAAACAATCTTGAAAGTCTGATTGAAGAGGAGTTGCAAAAACGTAACCCTAGCAAGACACCAGAACAGATTGAATTGGAGAAATTAAGAAGCGAGATTGAACGAGAAAGAGCAGCGCGTAATCGTGAAGCGCTAGTCAATAAAGCCTTGAATGTAGCTGATGAAAAGCAGTTGCCTAAAGGAGTTATTGACTATTTTATTGGCGAAGACGAGGAAACAACACTTGCAAATCTCAGTAAGTTTGAAGAGACATTCAATGCAGCAGTTCAAAATGCCGTAGATATCAAGTTTAAAGAGAGCGGCACTCACTTCGAAAAAGGTGATCCATCACCAGCCGGCGGGGCTGTCGATATTACCTCACTCGCTAACCAAGCAAGTATTAGAAAATAAGGAGGGCTATCATGCCAACATTTGATCCGAAAACAGTATTGCTACAAGATGCAGTAACCGGGGAAATCCCTAAAGAGCAAGCCACACTTGTCATGAAAGAATTTATGCAAACATCTGCAATCACACAACTTGCTAAATATGAACCAATGACAAAACCAGTTAAGACGTTCACATATTTAGCTGAAGGACCTGGGGCTTACTGGGTTGGAGAAGGTGAACGTATTCAAACAAGCAGCGCCAAATGGTTAACAGCAAAAATGACAACAAAGAAACTAGGTGTTATCATCCCAGTTTCCAAAGAATTCTTACGCTATACAGTTGCCGACTTTTTTACTCAAATGCAACCAGCGATTAAAGAAGCATTTGCTATCAAGTTTGATCAGGCTGCACTATTTGGAACTGAATCGCCTTTTGAGACTGGCGTTTCGATCATGGAAAGAATAAATGCTTCTGGCCAAAAGATTACATCCGGTGCCGGTGCGGGTTCAGGGTCATCTGTTTATGATGATTTAGCTGCAGTAATGGCGCTTGTGGAAGACGCTGACAAAGATCCTGATGCATTTACAACTATTAGACGTTTCCGTCAAAAATTACGTGCTGCCAAAGATAATAACGGCTTGCCATTATTTAACCAAGTGACATCAGATGCAACACCTCAAGCTCTTGGCTTACCTATCGGGTTTGTTGACAGCAAATCATGGGATAAATCAAAAGCCGAACTTATTACAGGGGCATGGGACTATGCTCGTTATGGAATCCTTCAGAACATTGAGTATGCTATCTCTCAAGAAGCAACTTTGACAACAATTGTAGATGAAGGTGGCAAACCTCTGAATTTATTCGAGCGTGATATGTTCGCACTTCGAGCAACTATGGAAGTTGGGTTCACTACTCTTGCAGATAATGCCTTTGCAGCTTTGGTTCCAGCTACTGATGGAGCTGCTGCCTAATGATTAAGATTAAAAAGGGAAAGGACTCTCTGGAAGTAACTGAAAGAGCCTTCGAAGTTGTATATAAAGGACTTGGTTATAAGCTGGACAGGGCCGGTAGCAAAAAAGAAAACACTGACAGTAAAGAAGCAGAAGCCGAAGAGTAGGAGGGTAAGCGGTGGATAAAGAACAAACTGAAAAGGAGCTTTTGAAGCCGTTGAACCGTAAAACTAAGGATTTCTTACGGAAACTCAAGCGGCTTTTTCAGCGTGCTTCAAAAGATGTGCTGTCAAAGCTGACTGCGTTATTCGTCAAACTTGATCAAATCGAAGAACCGACACTTGCTGACGCTAATCGACACGGTGATCTAAACCGTATAAAGCGGGAAATCACCTCGTTGATTAGTGATCTTTCAGCGAAAGTCAAAGCGATGATTATAGAATTTCTCGAAGAAACTTACGAATCATCATACAGCTGGCTGATCCTTGGCGTTCTGGCTGCGTTAGGGATAAAACTTGCGCGGCCAAAAACAACACTGAATCAGATGAATTTGCCTGCTGAATGGGCTCCCGGCGACGTTCATCAGGCTATTAAAAGTAAACAAATGGACAAAGCCATTGAAACTGATCGCAAAAAGACAATACAGCAGATTAACAAGACAATCGAACGCGGTTTTATTGAGCGGAAACGCTTTGCTCAGGTTGCGAAGGAGCTGCAGACTGATGTCGGCCTGAGTTACAACCGATCAAAGCGCATAGCCAATACAGAAATGCATCGCACAAGGGAAAAAGCAACGCTTGACGCTGCTAAAAAAGCTCAATCGCGGGGCATCAACATGAAAAAAATCTGGCACAACGTTGGGGATGAAAGAGTTCGTGAGACAAAACATGCGGATCATGTCCATTTAGAAGGGCAGGAACGCATGGTCAATCAGTTGTTTGATCTTGGCATCAATAAAAATGGTGTTCATGTAACAGCAGAAGCGCCGGGACAAAGCGGTGATCCATCAAATGATATTAATTGCCGATGCTTTGCGACATATGAACCGGTTCTTTGAAAGGAATGAGAGAAATGGACTTGGCAGAATTAAAAGTCAGGTTAGGGATTCCAGCTGATGACACATCCCAGGATGCAAAGCTACAAATAGACCTTGCAGACGCGATTTCTTTCGTTAAGGAGGAGTGCAATAACTCTTTTGTCGGTCCAGATGGGGTTGAATCACTACCAGGCCCTGTGAAGAAAGGAATTGCGCTCATGATTGAAATTGATCGGGACAGCCCGAAAGGTGTTCAGTCTGAATCAATTGGCGGAATGAGCAAGACATACACGGCGGATGACGTAAGGTATAAGCCTGCGTTTGATTTTTTCCGGCCATACAAAAAAATTCGTTTTAAATCACTGAGGTGATCAAATGGCACGTAGAAACATTCGGGTACGAGATAGCAACCGTATTCCAGAAGTCATAAGAAACCTCGGTTCCGTCGGTAAGGTGAAAGTCGGAATCCTGGACAGTGAGCGGCAAATGATCGCGGCTGTTCACGAATTCGGCTGCCGTATTGCTGTAACTGATCGCATGCGGAATTATCTTGCTGCAAAAGGGCTGTACCTCAAGAAAGAAACTCAATATATCAACATTCCGGAGCGTTCTTTCATCCGTGCTGGATGGGACGAGAACGAGGAAGAGATCGTTCAAAAAGTAGAGGATCTGGTCAATAGAGCGTTAGAGAATGGCGATTCGATGAATGACATTATGGAAACAGTCGGCCTGCTTGCGAAAGGGCGGCTTCAAGTGTATGCCCGAGACTTGCGGAACCCGGCAAACCATCCATTTACAACCGAGGAAAAAGGCTCTTCAAACCCATTGGTTGATACTGGGGAAATGATTGGCTCTATGGATTATGAGGTTGAAAGCTGATGGGTAATCATTTCATATTTTCTGATCTGATTAAGCGGTACAGCGTTGATTTTACATTGCTTATTCCATCTGAAGAGGGTTCATACGATGATCTTGGCGAATGGGTGCCACCGAAACCGACGAAGTCAGACGAAAGAGGGGCAATAGTACCTCTACAGTCACAATTGATCTATCAATCTGGCGGCCGGCTTACATCTATGGACAGGCAGCTATTTATCAAGAACGAAATTCCTCTGAAAGCTCAGGTGATTTTTGATGGCGCCACCTTTGATGTTGAAGCGATGACGCCTTATGGGACATATGCCGATTTCAACAGCTATATCTTAAAGGCGGTGATCAATTCAGATGGACTACAACAGCATAATACAAACAGTTCTAGGACTGATTAGAGAGAAAACAGGCCATGTCGTTATCGTTGCAAATGGTACAGGGAAACAACCTGCCTATCCTTTTTGCACATATACCGTGACATCCCCGTATTTGCCCCAACATAGAGGCATTGAAGAACAGGGAGTGTTAACGGAAGACATCGAGCTTGTTTTCTCTTTTACATGGGTTTCAAACAGCCATATTGAGGCCATTTCTCTTGCTCAACAAACAGCGGCGTACTTCAAAACAGCTGAAGCACGTCAAAAGCTTCATGATAATGGGCTGGCGTGGGTCAGGAACGACGGTTTCGGTAATCGAGATACATTTATCACGATTGACACAGAACGCCGTCACGGCTTCGATACGCGCTTTAGAACGCGTGTGTCTCATGGTGAAGCGAATGCAGAGGTTTTCGACTCTGTGCGAATTGAAAATACAGGAGGGTAAATCATATGCCACTTAGTGACGTTACAGTCAAAATTGACTTAGTGAAACCGTCCAGCCTTAAAGGATTGGGAACACCTCTGATTCTTGCGAAGGTAGACGGACACAACACATATAAAGAATATGGCTCATTAGAAGCCATTAAGGCAGACTATGCGGAAACCACAGCAGCATATAAAAAGGCTGCGGCTATTTTTGCGCAGGGTGACAATGCACCTTCAAAGGTTGCCATCGGTACTTATGGAGGCAGCACAGAAACACCAGAAGAAGGAGCTACTACACAAGGAACATTCTCCATTCGGAATGCGTTTGACGAGTATTTCGATAATGACTGGCACTTCTTGATCCTTGCTGATGCGACAGCGGATGAAAGACTGGAAGCTGCAAAAGCGATGGAAGAGAAGTCATATAAATTTGTAGTCTTACAGGTAACTGACCGTGAAGAAGTTGCTTCTTACAAAGGTAAGGACCGTACAATCGTTTTCTATCACCCGTTAAATGACGAGCATCCAGACGCTGGCCTTGTTGGTTCGGTTGCTTCTCATACAGTGGGTTCAGTAACTTGGAAGTTTAAAAATATCGTAGGTATCACGCCTCAAGATATTAAGGCAGACGAGCTGAAGAAACTGCACACAGAAGGGGCTATTGCTTATGTAACCAAAGCGGGCCACAACGAGACATCCGAGGGCATTACTGCATCTGGGGAATATATCGACGTGCTGCACGGCAAAGACTGGGTGAAATTGAATATTGAAACCTCTATTCAATCAGCATTCTCAAACAACGGTAAAATCCCGTTCTCGAATGCTGGTTTTTCATTGCTGAGTGTACAGGTCACAAACGTTCTGCAAACAGCCTTTGCAAATGGCATCGTTGCCGAAGATGCAGACGGGCAGCCAGTGTATTCAATCAGCACTAAAACCCGTGATCAAATCACAGATGAAAACAGAAAAAATCGTGTATACGACGGCTTGTCCTTTACTTTTGAACTGGCTGGCGCGGTTCATTCTGCTGAAATCACTGGTGAAATCTCAATTTAAGGAGGATCTAAACAATGGCAGCATATGTTTATGATGCAAATGAAGTAAACACGAACATTGACGGGAAAATCGTAACCGGTTATTCCGAGGGCACAATGGTTTCGTGTTCCAAAGATGAAGAAAAGTTCTCGACGAAAGTCAGCGCCAAGGGTGATGTCAGTGTTGCGACGAAAAACAACCCACTTGGAACCATCACACTGACGCTTTCCATGGGTTCGCCATTTGTGCCGTACCTAAACAAACTGGCAAATACAGCCCAAACATTCCCTATCTGGGTTACTGGCGGACAGGAAAAAATCGGTGGAACAGAAGCGATGGTCAAAAAGCCTGCTGACGCTGAATTCAGTGACGAGATTGGAGATCGTGAGTTCGAGATTCAAGTCTTTGACTATACAGTATTGGAACAGTAATTAAGCTATGGCAAAAAAGAAGAAATCAAACGCAAAGAAGCAGTCCAATAGGGCTGCTTTTCAATATATGCAAACTAAACAAGCGGAGGGAAAACCTATGTCAAAATTCGGTAAACAAAAGAAAGTAACTATCCAAGGAACTGAGTACACTCTACAACACCCGGGAACACGTCGTTCAATTGAATTTAACGATGAAGCTATCAATATCAATACAGGGATGTTTTCGTCTGCCAAACTGTATGAACTGTACATGAAAGAAGTAGTTGTTGAACCGAAAGTAAGCTATGACTATTTTGATGAAAAACCTGGTTTCCTTGAGCTGATGAAAGAGGTTCAAACCTTTCTTAGCGCCGAAACCGAAGCCGAAACAGTTCTACAAAAAGAAGGCGAGTGACAACTGGCCTATGTATCGGCTCGTGATGTCTGAGAAGTTTTCCTTCTCAGAGGTCGCGGCGATGGATCTCGACACGCTGCTTGAAGCAAACGCAGCCCTCGACATCCATATTGAGCAAGAAAACAAGAGGAACAAAAAGAAATGAGGGGGTATAAACGTTGTCAGACGCATTGAGAAGTACGCATATTGACGTTGAATTGAACGTTGATACCTCCCCTCTAGAAAGAGCAAATCAGCAAATAGATAGACTCGTTGATCATGTCGGCGATGCTGGCGGCAGTTTTTCACAGATGCGTACACGGATGGCTCAGGTTCAAAGGCAACAGCGGAATTTTAGAGACATCCATATGAGTATGATCTTGGACAACTCATCGTTGCAAACTGCCAGTCAAACGATAGAACGGCTAGGGCCTCAAATCGACTTAGTTACATCCCGTTTGAGCCAGCTGAATACCCAGGTACAAGAGACAAGCAGACTTATTCAAAGCCTTCCGTCTGAGGTTAATATCAATGTTGATCAAACGTCTATAACAAACGCCAATGAATCAATTGATCAACTCAGGCAAAATTTGAATAACGTCGATATGAGCCGTATCGGTACGCCCGCAGCAAACGTTACCCAGCAGAACACGCAAAGCGTTCAGAATAACGTGGCTGCGGTGGCTGTCCCGGTCCCGGACTACCGGGGAATCCGGCAGTATAACCGTGAGATGGACTTTTTGCGCGGCTCAACCCGTGGACTAGAAGCCGATACAATACGAATGCTCACTGAAATGCGTCAAGCCTGGCATGAAGAACGATATGGCATGAACGGTTTCCGGAATGAATTGATCCGAGCCCAGTATGGTTTCTTTCAGTTAGGGAACCAGATGGACAGCTGGTCCGGTACCAATCAGCAGTTTATGGATGAAGTGTACAGGCTGGGACGTGCTCACAAGCAAGTAACAGACAACATGATGAAAAACAACAAAATGATGCGCATGAGCATGCTGCAGACTGTAGGGACATTGATGGCCCGGTCCACTCAATCCGAGAAGATCGCGGCGAACTATGACCGAATGGGAAACCCGTTATATCAAGTCAATAAAGCGGGGCTTGCCGTATCGAATACGCTTGAGAACATGGCAAAGCAGGGTACTGCTGCGCATTTGGCTCTGAAAATGCTCGGACCTACTGCCAACATGAAAGAGCTTAACGATATGACAATGATGATTACTCAGGGTTATATGCGTTTTCAAATGGTGGCACTGGGCGCGGCTTTTACAAACTTTTTCATGTTCCAAGGGCTTCATAAAGCGGCAACACAAACAGTTCCCGGCTATTCAAAAGCATGGGAAGAGATGTGCAGTACACTACTGAAAGCCATTCAGCCAGCAATCGAAGTGTTTGCGGCGTTTGCGATGGCGATATACAAGGGCATTACGGCCGTTGCGAAGCTGATCATTCAGTTTAATGAGGCGCACCCTGTACTCTCGAAAATGATCCAAGGATTTATGCTTCTCATCCCTGTTTTAACCCTACTTTTATCGCCACTAGCGATAGGGGTAGGGTTAGTTAATGGGTTCCTCGGAGCTCTCAGCAGTTTGTGGATGTTCATTGGTCCAGTTGTAACCGGGCTGGCTGCTATGTCGGGCACGGTGTATGTCGTAGCTGGGGCCATCGTTCTCCTTGTAACCGGCATTTATTTGCTGTACAAGAATTTCGATAAGCTTCAGGAAAGATTCAAGCCAGCGACAGACGCGATGAAACGCTTTGCTAACATGGGGAAATCGGCGGTTGTCGGTGCATTTCATACGATGATCAAAGAGGCTGAGGGGTTAAAGCCTGCCTTCATGAAAGGATTCAAGGACGCACAAAACGTGGCGATCACAGCCATTCATAAAATGCAGGCTGAATCCTTGAAATTATGGGATCGTCTCGGTGAATCGCATCCACAGTTAGTGGCTGGAATTGAGTCGGCCTATAAAACGGCTGTGAAAACCGTGTCAGGCTTCATTCATAATGCCGGAAAGACAGTCTCTGATTTCTTCGGAAAAGGGCTGTCAGACGGTCTAAACGGCATCGTAAAAGGATTCATGGAGCAGTTGAAAGTCGGTCTATCCAGCTTTAAAGGAATGGTTTCTCTTGTTGCTCCGTTTGTCGCGGCGATCGGACTTGCATTCCTCGGAGTTTCAGGGCCTATTGGTGTGGCTGTAGGTGCTATTTTGAGTGTTGCCGGTGCCTTGTATCGCATGCAACAAACAAACCAAAATGTAAGCCAGGCCTTAAAGACGGCATGGACATCGGTAAAATCTGTTCTAACGACTGTTTTTCAGGCATTGCAGCCAATCATCAACACGCTTCAACAGTCTTTCGGGCAATTGGTTACGCAATTGACGCCACAGTTTCAGCAGCTGGCCGGACAACTTCAGCAGGCTTTCGTTCAAATAGGCGGCACGCTTGTTTTGTTTGCTGCAGCTATCTCGCAAACGTTCCAGACAATCGGTCCACAAATTATGCCACTGATTCAGCAATTGCTTTCAGCTTGGATGCAGCTGTCTGGTACTTTATGGACCAGTGTCTTGCAAATAGCAAGCAGCATTCTGCCGTTACTTGTTCAAGGCTTCCAGACGATTTTCCCGGTTATTCTGAGCGTAATTAATGCGGTGCTGCCAATCATTATTCAATTGATAGGTAGTTTCTCAGGAATCCTTGTTTCAATTGTGCAAAATGCCTTACCGATTTTGGTCCAGATGATTCAGCTTGCGTTCCCATTGATCCTGAGCATTGTGCAACAAGCTCTTCCGATTGTTTTGCAATTGATTCAGCTTTTAGGTTCATCCATCGGACAAATAGCGGTTCAAGTGCTGCCGTTAATTTTATCAGCGGTGCAGCAAGTGTTCCCGATTATTAAACAAGTCATCATGGCTGTTCTTCCAATCGTGGCTCAATTGCTTACTGTAGCGGCAACAATCATTTTACAGTTGGCGCAAGCAGCACTTCCTATTTTGATTCAAGTTGTGCAGCAGGTATTCCCGCAGATCATGCAAATCATACAAGCGGTACTTCCGATTGTTGTTTCTCTTTTGCAATTTCTGGCGAATATCATTACAACTGTGGTCATTCCGGCGATCCGTTTCATCCTAAATATTGTAACTGCTGTGTTTCCAGTTGTGCTCTCAATAATTCAAGTTGCACTTAAAAATATCATTGCGATAATACAGGGTGCAATCGGCATTATTATGGGAATAGTGAAGGTTTTCAAAGGCTTATTCACTGGGAATTTCCGCATGATGTGGGACGGAGTGAAGCAAATATTCTCAAGTGCAGTCGGAATGGTGAAAAAGCTTGTAAGCAATATGGGTTCAGCAATCACTGACAGATGGCTTTATATAAAAAATAAAGTCGCGTTATTGGCCTTTGATCTGCGTAAGAAAGTCATGGATCGTTTCAACGATTTAGTTGAAGGGGCCAAGAAATTACCGGGCAGAATCGGTGATGGAATTAAGAACATGGCTCATAAGGCTGTGTCTGGTGTGACTAGCTTAGCGAACAAACTTGCCGGAGCACTCGGAAAAGGCGTAAATGGTGTAATCGGCGGAGTGAACTGGGTCCTTGATAAGATCGGTTTGAAAGATAAGCATATCCCTAAATGGGAAGTACCTAAATATGCGCACGGAACCGGCGGACATCCGGGAGGCCCAGCGATACTTGGAGATGGTAAAGGGGCAAACGCTGGCCCTGAAATGTATCGGACACCTTCAGGACACGTAGGGCTTAGCCCTGCAACAGATACACTGATGAACCTTCCGAAAGGCACTGAGGTGTTATCCGCAAAACAGACAAGGGCTGCTTTATCGGCTCTCCCTGCATATGGTAGTGGCAATGTTGGTGGAGGTATCTCAGGTGCTTTGGGTTGGGTCAAAGACAAGGCTACATCAGCAATAGATGGAGCAAAACATGTGGTGAAAAAAGCCAAAGACATAGTCCTTGATGTATTTGATTATGTCGGCCATCCATCCAAACTGTTAACGAAGGTCTTGGAAAATATGGGTGTTAAAGCTCCTTCTATGTCCGGATCGTTCGGCGATCTTGCAAAAGGAGCTTTTAATTTTGTTAAAGATAAAGCCGTTGGTTTTGTTAAAGGCAAAATGTCCAGTTACGCTGAAAGCTTTTCAGGTGGCGGCTCAAAAGCCGTCAAAAAGTGGGTAGCTCAAGCGCTATCAATCAAGGGTCTTGGCTCTGAATATGCTGGCGCACTTGAAACCATTGCCATGAAAGAATCAGGCGGAAATCCTAATGTTGTGAACAGATGGGATTCAAACTGGAAAGCCGGGCACCCGTCTCAAGGGCTTATGCAGTTCATTCCAAGCACATTCAACGCTCACAAGGAACCGGGGCACGGAAATATTAAAAATCCAGTTGACCAGATCCTTGCTGCTATCAATTATTTGAACAGCAGATACGGCGGCATTTTAAAACATCCTGGGCTCGTTTCTATGGCTCATGGTGGGCCGTATAGAGGTTATGCGACAGGTGGAGTCATAAACAGCCCGCAAGTCGCTGCGCTTGGTGAAAACGGCTTTAGGGAGTATGTCATCACAACTGAGCCACGATACAGAAACCAATCACTCGGAATGTATGCTGCACTCGGTCGGGAGCTTGGCGCGGATACTGGATACACACCAGAAAAAGCTGCTACAAGCTCAAGCAGTTCATCTGTCAATATCACGTTTAACCCGTCGATCAATGTAAAAGTTGAGGGTGGCAGTGAAGGAGCAGAAACCAAGGTGAAAAAGGCTGTAACTGAAACATTTGACGAAGTTTTCGACATGCTGAAGTCGCTTTATCCACCAGAGGGGGCTTATTAATTGGCGAAGCTCGGAAAGATTAATCTTGTAAATGAAAAGGAATCTGACGGCGCGGATGTGGAGGTAACTTCATATCCTGTTGAAAAAGGGGTCCCGATCACGGACCATGTACAAAGAAAGCCAGAGACGACAACAGTCTCTGGCTATTTATTAGGCAAAACAGCAAATAGTGATTATGAATATCTGAAAAAGCAGGCTTATGCTGGAACTCTTTTGACTTATACCGGGCGTAAGGTTGCTAAAAATGTGATCATCACAAAGATAGATCGCGACACAGGCGATTACACAAACGGTTTTGCTATTTCAATTGAGTTGCAAGAAATCCGTATTGCAAAAAGCCCGTGGGTCAAAAAGAAAGTGAAAACAGCCGGGAAAAAGAAGAAAGCCAGCAAGAAGAAAACAAAAAAATCCAGCAAGCTATACCACAAGGTCAAGAAGGGCGACACTTACTGGGGCTGCGCTCGTAAATACGGCACCACAGTAAATGCTTTGCGTCGGTTGAATCCCTGGCCGGACCGAAGAATTCCGATAGGGGTCAAAATGAGGATCAGATGAAGGAGGGAAAGGCATGGCATCAAGAGATTACATTCCTTTTGACAAAGAGGACATACCACAGCAGTTTGAATTTGATTTAGCAGATGACACGTTCATTTTGCGTATCAATTACAACCAAACAGACGATAGTTTTTCACTTGATTTATATGATCAAGACATGGAAGCAATCGTGCTGGGCGAAAAATTGATTTTGAACGTCCCTTTGTGGGAAGACATTGTAAACGAGAAACTGCCTGCGCCTTCCCTTATCCCTATGGATGAATCGAATACAGAAACACGGGTTACATACGAGAATTTTATGCAAACCGTGTTTCTTTATATTGATGATGTCTCGGACGATGCGGAGGGAGAAGACGATGGCGACGAATAAAATGCTGTTTGGGCGCGTCGTTAAGGTCACGATAGATAACGGCAGTTCACAAACCACTTTTGATTATAAGGACTTAGAGATTCATTTTGAGGTCCCGTTTGATGATGACTTCAAACCGAATGAAACAAAGGTTGAAATATACAACCTAAGCAAAGATTCAATCAGCAAAATTAAAAAAGGCAGCACTATCACTGTTCAAGCTGGTTATAAAGACGATTACGGTGTTTTAACTATCGGTAAAGTTACCAAGGTGCTGAATAATTGGGACGGTTTGAATAAGGTAACGGCCATCTATTCAAAAGATGGCGATGATTACACCCATATGAAAGTGACCACTGAAAACGCTGATCCTGCTGAAAAATATTACGTGAAAAAGCGGTACAAGCTCGCAAAGCCTGTGGTGACTTATAAAAAAGACAAGAACGGCCGGACATATAAAACGGTCCGAAATTATGGCACTCGAACAGAGGTCAGATACCGTAAGAGATACATGAAAATCACGTTCAAGGCTGGCACAACCTCAAGGCAAATTGTCGATAAGCTTCTGCGTGTGCTCGGTATTAAAGTGAAAAATATCATTCTGCCAAAAAATAAAGTTTATAAAAAAGGCTATCGTGTCACTGGATTGATTGAAAACAATCTTGAAGAGGTCATTCATGATGCTGGGGCAGTCATGTATTATCGGCGCGGCCGTCCTGTTATTCGGCCACTCAGTCAAGGGGATGACGAACGTTTCAAACTCGAAGAGGCAACAGGACTTGTGGAAACGCCTGAACAATTTGAGGAAGATAATCTCAAAGGGTATAAGGTGAAGTGCCTATTGCAGCATCGTATCGCAGTTGCTTCAATCATAGAAATAAACAGCAAGACAGCGAAAGGAAAATATCGTGTGAAAGATGGCTCTCATTCCTTTGACGGTAAAGACTTTTTCACAGAATGTAGGGTGATTTAATGAGTAAAGCGACAAAGTTCTTTGACGGATTCGAACAGCGGATAAAACAATCAATCCATACAACGGCGCCAGCACGGGTTGTAAATTACAATGCTGAGAAACACACTGCCGATTTGAAATTGCTGTTTCAAACCAATGATGGTGAGTATCTACATGAATACCCTTTAATCGAGCATGCGCCTGTTTTGAAACACGTCGAAGCTGATATTAAAGTAGGGTCCTGCGTGTTTGTTTCGTTTGCTGAACGTTCACTGGATAACCTGGACGGCAATAAAACCTTTGATCCGGATTCGAGGCGCACACACAGTATAAACGATCCAGTTGTCATAGGAGTGTGGGAAGGATGAAAACTCTCAAGCTTAAAGACGGGGATCTTTGTTTTGAAAATGGTGAGTTACAAATGGTTGAGGGTGATGCTGAGCTGGCTCAATCAGTAGAAATGATTCTTAGAACAAGTTTAGGAGAGTTTGAGCTTGATGAACATGTCGGCCTTGATCGCAGCAACATTTTAAGAAAGCAGTTTGATCAAGAAGAAGCGCAATATGACATTATAAATGCCATTTCTCAAGAAGAGCGTATTGCCAGTGTGGAATCGGTGAACTTTTTAATGGATAAAGAGTCTCGCAGTCTTGCAGTGCATGTGAAAATGACAAAAGAGGATGAAGAAACAATTGAGATAGGGGGTGTTGATCTTGCTTGATGAAACGGGCTTTCAACGGCAAACCTATTCCGAGCTTGTTGATAGTATGGAGGACCGGGCTCGGGAACAATTCGGGGAGGATGTAAACACATCCAGTAAAACGCCATTAGGAATTATTATTCGTATCTTTGCTTGGTTTCTGGCCGGCTTGTGGGATATTGCAGAAAGGGTTTATAACAGCGGCTTTGTCAGTAAGTCTGAGGGCGTGCAGCTCGATCGTCTTGGCAGCAACTCGGGTATCACGCGGGAGCCAGCTGCGGAGTCAGTTGTGACTCTGTCCTTTATTGGAGAACCCGGCATCGTAATTGAAGAACAAACTCAGTTTACTACGGAATCAGGCATCTATTTTGAATTGATTGAAGATGTTGTAATTGAGGCTAATGGGACAGGCTCAGGGACGGCTGTCTCGCTTTCTAAGGGCGTTATAAACAATGTTGCGGCAAATACCATTACTGTGCAGGCAGAGCCCTCAGAAGGCGTGTATTCAGTTACAAATCCGGAACCATCGGCAGGCGGTGCCGACGAGGAAACAGATTCGGAATTCCGGGCACGAATAAAGAAATCAGTTGAGGGCAGTTCAGCATCTACAAACGGAGGTATTATTTCAGCCCTGCTAAACGTGTCAGGCGTCAGATCGGCGAATATTGTTGCCAACAATACCATGCAGACCGATGCGGACGGCAACCCACCAAAAAGCATTCATGCTTATGTTCTGGGCGGTACAAAAGATGATGTTGCGCAAGCACTGTTTGACAGTGTTGCTGCAGGAATTGAAACGGTCGGGGAGCAAGTTGTCACCATAACTGACGCCAGCGGACTTGACCATGCCGTCAAATTTGATTTTGCAAGGGAAGTCAAAATATATCTGCAGCTGGATTTAAAAACAAATGCTTCCTTCCCTATTGATGGAGTAAGTCAGATCAAAAACAACCTCGTTTATAAAATCGGGGGAATTGATGCAAACGGCTCTTACTATACCGGCTCACAAATGGGCGATGATGTTATATTGTCGCAGTTGTTCAACGCGGTATATCAAGTAGATGGTGTCTCTGATGTAACAATCAGGATGGGGAAAGATGCGACAAACCTTTCACAGTCAAACATTGAAATTGAACCTAAAGAGGTTGCCCAGGTACATTTTGATGAAATCGTGGTGAATCTCATATGATTAAAGACTTAATAGGAAAGCTGACCGATGCCTTTTTGAAAGATGAAAAGAGCAATATCGGAAAGCTTTTTTTAATTGTCGATGAACAGCTGACAGCACTTAAAAGCGCGCTAACCACAGCTGAGAACTGGCGGGATATTGATGCGGCAAAAGGAAAGGCTCTGGATCTACTTGGTGACAACGTGTCGCAGGATAGGGGCCGTGCCACTGATGAAATTTATCGTGTGCTTATTCGCGGCAAGGTTGCCAGAAATGTTTCAGATGGCACCACAAACCGGATCATTGAAGCACTGGCAAAAACACTGAACTGCAAGCCAAGTGAAATACAAATTGTCAGCAGTAAGGAAAACAACGAAAATGAGCCTGCCTCCATCATCGTAAAAAAGGCACCTATTGAAGCTTTGAGCAAAGTCGGAATGAGTGCAACACAGTTTTCAAATATCGTTCAAAAAACAGTAGCTGCAGGCGTGCGGGTGGCTTATGTGGATTTAAACGGCACCTTTCGTTTTTCGTCATCTGCTAACTCTATAGAAACGAGTCAATATGGATTTTCAACAGACGGGACAGACGGGGGAACACTCGGCGGAATCTTTCAGCCTGAAGATGATTACCCTTTACCGATTTAAGGAGTGATGTTTATGCCTTTTACAAAAGAATTGCCTGAATGGGGGAACGCCGGGCAGCGGCCCCCGCAGTCCTCCATTGATGAAGGATACAAACCAATGGATCATCCCCCTGCGGATTGGTTCAACTGGTATCAGTATACGGCCTATCATGCACTAAAGGAATTGCAAGAGATCGGAGCAACACAAGATGACGTTTCCACTGCTTTAAAAACAGCAAAAGCTTATACAGATGAATTTGCTGCACGTAGGGATAACCCCAACCAGGTTACAAAGGCCCAAGTAGGTTTAGGAAACGTAGACAACGTGCAGCAAGCAACAAAAACAGAATTCAACGCACACAATACAGATTCCACACGCCATATCACGGGCACAGAGCGTTCAAATTGGAATGCGAAGGAAACGACTACAGGGGCGCAAAACAAAGCTGATACAGCTGAAAAAAATGCAAAAACGTATACTGATCAACACATTAATGATAAAAGCAACCCTCATGGGGTGACAAAAGATCAAGTCGGGCTCGGTAATGTTACAAATGACAAACAGGCAACCAAAACGGAGTTTGATACGCATGTAAAAGATAATACAGCTCATATAACTGCATCAGAGCGAACAAAGTGGAACGGGGCTCAACTATCTAAAATTACTAATGATGGGGGCGGAGTCCTAATATCCATAGCAGACACAGATGATTTTCTAAGTAAAATTGTTGAAACTGGAAAGACATTCGGAACCTTTTATTCAACAGGAAAACCTGCAAATGCGCCTTCTACATTATCAACAAGGGGATTTTTCCACTTTACCGCAGTCGATAGTAATGGAAAGGGTACATTTGGTTATGTCGTTGCAATTGATTATAAAAACAATGTTTTCACAAATTATTTGGACTTAAACCAAGGATGGACTGGATGGTCTAAAGTAGAAACGGAGGCTCATGCAAAGTCATACACTGATAACCTTGAAAAAAAACTAACCGGTTTAACATGGTTCTCACCAGTTTTACAAAATAATTGGGTAAACTATACTGATGCAAATGAAACTGATCAAACAAAGTTTAAAGTTCGATATGCCAAGGATATAACTGGAACGGTATTTGTAGAAGGAGCTATTGCAAAAGGTACCATTGGATTCGGGGTGCCAGCTTTTGTACTACCGGTAGGGTATAGACCAGCTAGGGCAATTCAGTGGGTTGGAGTAGCTTCACAAGTTGGCATGTCAGGTATTCCACAGACACATAGGTTACTTGTAGATACTGATGGAAAAGTGATTATTGAAAATTGTTCAAATACAGTTAAGCCAAATGAATATATTAGTTTAGGTTTTAGTTTTAAGGCGGTTTAAGGAGGTTTTTTAGAATGATACAAGTCTATAAATACGATGACGACTATATATTTGAAACTCCTGTCATTATTAATGAAATAGGTACTGATGAAGAAGTAAATCCACCAAAAAATTGCACAACAATTGCGCCTCCTGATGGTATGTTTAAGCCACAATTTCATCCTGAATTAAATGAATGGTGGGAGACAGCAACCGAGGACTATATATTAAGTTTGGAGCCCAACAGAGAACCTTCTGATTTAGATTTACTTAAACAACAAAATGCTTTACTTATCTCCCAATTAGCTGAAACTCAATCGATGGCGCAGCAACAGGCCAAAATGTATGCTGATTTAATCCTATCACTTACACAAAAAGGGGTTGTATAAATGGATTGGTATGAAAGCATTCTTACATGTTATAAATGGGGATGTTATTCAAGGGATGACGTTAAAGCTTTTGTCTCATACAATAAAATAACAGAGAGTCAATATGAAGAAATAGTTAAGGAAGATATTGTTACTACAGATTAAATATGATATTTTAACTTTATGAAAAATATTATCTATTTACTTTTTATAGTTTCCATAATTTTAAGTGGGTGTTCAACATACGAAGGTTCAGTTGTTAAAGGTTCTGGACAACCTTCAAAAACACCTAATTATCATCCATTAATCATCGCACATAGGGGCGCTTCAGCATTAGAACCGGAACATACATTACTCTCATATAAGCGTGCCATAAAAGATAAAGCAGATTTTATCGAAATTGATTTGAGACAGACTAAAGATCATGAGTTGGTTGCGATTCATGATAAGGATGTTAAGAGAACAACAAACGGAAAGGGAAAAATTCAAGATCTTACTCTATCTCAATTAAAAAAATTAAATGCAGGTAAGGGTCAAAAAATATTGACAATAGAAGAGATAATAAAAGAATTTGGTCTTTCAACAAAGTATTATATCGAAACGAGAGAAGATAATAACGGCAATTTAGTAATGGAACAAAAACTCATTGACATTCTAAATAAATACAATCTGTTAGCAACCCACAAAGTAGTATTACAATCATTTAGTGAGAAGAGTTTAAAGAAGATACATTCTGTTAATAAAGAGATCCCACTGGTACGTTTACTTGGTGATGATGAAGTGAAGGATTTAAATATTGATAAGCTAAAGCAGATAAAGAGTTATGCTTATGCAGTTGGCCCCAATGCCAAATTAGTTGGTAAAGATATTGTTGAAAAAGTTCATGCTGCAGATTTGAAAATCCATGTATTTTTTGATGCGGAAAATGAGAAAAAACAAACAATGCCAATGATTAATTTAAGAGTGGATGGGTTATTTACTAATAACCCTGCTTATACTGAGAGATTAATAAACTCGTCAAATTGACGGGTTTTTTATTTTGCCTCTAAGGAGGTGATCAAACGAAATGGAGGAAACGACTGTGTTTATCAATTTTGAAACATTGGATTTAGCGAGGATCTATCTGTTCGGAGGTGTGAAATATCTCGATTTATTACTGGTCCTCAGCATAATTGACGTCATAACAGGCGTAATCAAGGCATGGAAATTTAAGAAGCTGCGGAGCCGGAGTGCTTGGTTCGGTTACGTTCGGAAGATGCTCAGCTTTTTGGTGGTTATTGTGGCAAACATTATTGATACAATTCTCAACCTGAACGGTGTTCTCACATTTGGAACCGTTCTTTTTTATATCGCCAATGAAGGGCTTTCCATTACGGAGAACTTGGCACAGATCGGCGTAAAGATCCCGGCTGCAATTACGGACCGACTTCATGTAATTGAAGAAGAAAACGAACAAACAACAAAAAAAGATGAACAAGCTGCTGGGTAATCCAGCGGCTCTTTCTAATTCAAAAACAGAATAGGAGAGGTCATTTATGACAATCGCAGTGAAAAAGAACCTTGTATCAGAAGCAAAATACGCTTTAAAATGCCCTAATCCGATGACCGCGGAATACATCACCATTCATAACACTTACAATGATGCAACTGCTGCTAATGAGGTCAGCTACATGATTGGAAACAGCAGTTCAACGAGCTTTCACTTTGCCGTTGATGACAAAGAGGTAAGGCAGGGCATCCCAACAGATCGCAATGCATGGCACACAGGAGACGGCAAAAACGGCACTGGGAACCGTAAGTCTATTGGCGTGGAAATTTGCTACAGCAAGTCAGGAGGCGCCAAATACTACGCTGCTGAAAAGTTGGCTATCAAGTTTGTTGCTCAGCTGCTTAAAGAACGCGGATGGGGTATTGATCGAGTACGAAAGCACCAAGATTGGAGCGGAAAGTATTGCCCACACCGTATTTTAGCAGAGGGACGCTGGAATGAAGTCAAAGCGGCGATTGATGCAGAATTAAAAGCGCTGGGCGGCAAATCATCAAGCAAGAAAACAACTTCATCCAAGACAGTTAAAAAATCAAGCTCAAGCAAAAAGAAATCATCCTTTAATCTGCCTTCCGGTATTTTTAAAGTGAAAAGCCCATTGATGCACAGTGATGCTGTTAAGCAGATCCAAACAGCACTGGCAGCATTGCATTTCTATCCGGATAAGAAAGCCAAAAATTTCGGGATTGATAGCTATTATGGACCGAAAACCGCCGATGCCGTCAGACGGTTCCAACTGATGAATGGATTAAAAGCAGATGGCATTTATGGACCGAAAACGAAAGCGAAGCTCGAAGCAAAGTTGAAATAAAAAAGAAGAGCCCCAGGATAAGGGCTCTTACAAACTTAATTCTTTTTGATTTATATAATTTAGACATACATTATAACAGTCTTCAATGTGAGATTTTCCAAGGCTTTTCATTGCGAAAAAACTAATTGATCCAGATGCGACTTGACCTACAACAGGGATAAACTTGGCTGTGCTTTTAGTTGCAATTTTTTTCAACCCAATCTTTTTGAGTAAGGTTGTAATTGTTTTTTTAGAAATCATTTTCCCAATCATTTCACTGCCAATGGATGTTGCTAAAACGAGTATCATTTTTTTAGACTCGACATCTAATTGTTCAATCTGTTCTTCACTTAAACCAAATTTTCTATTAATTTTCGGAATTAACTCCATCATAATAGCTACGTCAGTTCCTACGTCAACACCTGGTACCGGTATTGCTCCAGCGAGACCAGAAGCGGTTGCTCGTTTGTTAACCATTTTTAGGCAATCTTTTTTTATTTTGTCCAATTCTGCTTTGGATGACGGTATCAATTTACTTCCTCCTAATTACTTGCTCATGTCCTGTTATTGTTACTATCGGTTAAATACTTCAAATTATTAGCATTTTTTTATCAAGAGAGAGTATGTTTTTTTGTTATATCTATTGACGGTTGTAAACAGATATTGTATAATTAAAGTATAGAAAGGAGGTGCTTAAGTGGACGAGGTGAGAAACTGGATTCTTGCTATCGCTGGTATCGTGACCATCATAAAACACATCTACGACATATGGCAGAAGGAAAGCGAAAAGCATAGCAAGAAAAAGAAAAAGCGCTCCCGCCGGACAAGCAAGAAGCGCTGATACTAGTGAGACAAGGGGAGAAATCCCCTTGCTCATACCATTATATCACGTCCACGATAGTATGAAAAAATATTTTAAGCAGTACAGCACAGCAGATTTTGCCGTTTTGCTCATTTTGGTTACTGGGATCGTTGCAATTGATCTGACCGATGAGGGTATGTCTGGAAAGATTGCGCATACTGTATTGATGATAGCCGTTGTTATTACCTTGTTAAAAGGATTCATTATGATGTGGAGAGAAAGCCGACATGAAAGAAAGCGAAAAAATTAAGTTTATCCAGGAAGAAGTTTTGACTGCAGCGGAAGCGGGGGAGTTGCTTGGAATCACTCGGCAGCGTTTAAGCACCCTTGTGACTTCCGGAAAGCTCAAGCCGGTGAAAAAGGTTGGGACCGTTGCATTGTTTTTGCTTGGACATGTACAAGCCCTAAAAAAAGAGTTAGAAGCCGGTCGGAAAAAGTACCGGCCGTATGATGACTAAAAGCTCTCCCTAATGCAGGAGAGCCTTTTTTAGTGTTGTTGAATATATGAGACACCTTCATTATTTTCTATTATTTTAATAGAATTAGAAGCCGATAGAGTATGGATCGTTGAGTGATGGAGACTAAGAACTAAATCTTGAAGAGTTGAATCATCTTCTAAGGCTGAGATCTTTAAGCCTATACTCTTTGCTGTATTTAATGAAATATGTCTTGAATGTGATTTGGTTAGTTCATTACTACCTAAATATGAGACAATTTGATCAGCGGAAGCTGCTGGATTTTCATATTCTGATAGCATATTATCGACCAACCATGACTTGACCATTTCTTGAGACCATTCAATTGCTTTATTACAATTCCCAATAAGAGTTGGTGAATATTTTGCAATAATCGGTTGCCAAACATGAATCCTACTTGGGTCTTGTTGAATTTCATGAGCAGCAGTATTAAACTCTTCTATAATCCCATGAGCGGGAATACCACCTATTTGTGGATCTATAGGTCCTATATTAGAATGTTTCCCCATTATTATTTCTGAACATGCACAAGAAATCATAGTGCCAGCTGACATGGCTAATTGAGGAACGATTGCTCGTATGTTATTTCCGAACATTTCTTTTAAATAATCCACCAATGATTCTGTAGCAGCAATGTCACCACCTGGTGTATGCAATATCAAGTCTAGTCCCTTAGTTCGGTCTAAATTTGAGATTGTCGCCATAAAACCATTTTTGTCATTGTCATTAACTCGTTGATGAAATTCAAAATCCCTATCAAGATAAGGCTTTTGCAACCAACCAGAATAATAAATGATTGTATTCCTTCCAGTATGTTCAGAAAGTTTTCTAAGATAATTTCTTCTTGTAATATCTTGTGCAGTTCCTTGTGAATGTATTTCTTCGAGAACAGTATTCCAATTTGGCATCTTTATCTCCCTGAAAAGCCAATAACACTATTAGAGTTATGAGAAAGTCTAAAGTTGTTTTTGGATTGGCGTTTCTCATTTGTAGGAATTGTGGAATGTGATGCAGTTGTAACAGTTCTAAATTTTTCTCTCTTTTCTTCAGTCAATAAGTCTAAACTTGCAAAAACATTGTTAATTTCAGCAGTAGTTAACATTTTGGCGGCTAACATTTATATCTTCCTCCTTTATATAAGGTTTCTTTATTTTATGATACCTTCATAAATTAGGCAATAAACATGAGGGGAAATTTTAAAAAATAAAAGAAAAAAATGTTAATTCATTTTCTAATTGAATCTTAGGGAAACAACACAATAAAATGCAATAAACCATGTTTCTCCTTTTAAATCCTTCACGTGCAGCCTCTGTCTAACTTCATCTATGTAATGCACATGCCCTGTAACTTCTTCAATAAAACCGTCTCTGTATACACTGATGACCAGAGTGGAATTAAACTCCATGGCTTCGCATATAGTGCGTGCCATTTCCTCCAGCTGGTATTCATCGAGCTTGGGTTTTTCTACTTTCTGAACTTCTCTCTTCCTATTTAAGAGTGCTGCCCTCTGCTCGGGTAAAATGAATTTTTGTTCCCATCTCTTATCGTAAATTCCTTCGTTCATTCCGATCATCTCCTTGAATAAATTATATGAGAACAAATGTTCTTTTATCAATGGAGAAAATAATGGAATATCAGGTCCCATATTGAAGTCTGGTTTAGTTAAGGAAGAATGTTATAATGCCTTTTGGGGACAGATGGGGACGAATTGGGGACCAACTTCCTCATTTTTAATCCAAAAAGAATATTTTCAATCAGAAACTTATGTAAGAAAACCCTATAAAATAGGGTTTGGAAATAAAACGTCTGTTCGTATCAGAAACCCATCTCCACACTGGCAGCGTAGAGGTCAGGGGTTCGAGCCCCCTTGGCTCCATACCTTTAAACCCTTATTCTATAAGGGTTTTTTTGTTTTGAGGAAAAGGTTTCATTCTCTGAATCCTCCAGTTGAGCGAAGTCAAAGTGAGCAGTTTATCTGTCAATCATGAATTTTCCAATACCTCCTTTTGTTCCTCAAAGACCGTCATGTCTTCCAAAGGAGGGGAGTAGACATGAAGAGACACCATTCGTTCGGATGTTGGATTGGACATTTTGTGAATTAAACCTTTGGTTGAAATAAGGCATTCTCCTTCGTGGACAAAGTATGAATTGGAGAGTTCTGCGTGTTCGCCGGCTGAGCGATAAATAGAATTAAGAAGCGTTCCTTCTAACACCATTGCACAACCAATGGATTGACCATGATCGTGTACTGTTGTCTCCTTGTTTGGCGGAATGTTAATCACGATAATTTCCAATTCATTATTTCGATAGATGGCATTTCGGCCGTAAGCGTACTGGTCTGGTTCCTTAATATACGGTTGACTCAATTTTGCTGCGTTTGGAATTTGTTTTAAAGACGTTGCTAAATCTTTAACCGATGGATTTTTCAAGCCGCTAAAAATGTCTTGGATACACTCATACAGTTCCATTCGTTTTTGCCTCCCGGAATATTTAGAATTTCCTTACATTGGTATTTCATAGGTTAATTCATGGTATTTACCCATATACAATTTAGAGGCGGCAAACGCCCAGTAAACACAAAAAAATGTGCGGCCAAAATGTTGTCTTATCACCAACTTATCCGAGTTTATTAGTGGGAATAGTGGGTTGAAAGGGTTAAAACGGTCTGCTTTAATTCGCTTGAGGGAACGAGCAGGGATTCATAAGTGCAGTTCTAGACACAATATCGGGGAAAAGCTTTCAAGATTGCTATGTTGTGCTTGAAATTTACTCCATTGACAAAACACAATCGATTTGAAATAATATTTGATTATATGCTCATTCATTCACATAATTATAATAAAATAATATCATTTCCCCTGAAAGGGAGAATATTAGAATGAAAGCTAATGGTATGCAAAATCTATTAGCTTCTTTTGTTTTCAAAAAATGATGTGTTTCGCATGTATTCATATAGGAAGGGATGACAACATGAAGACAAAACACTATTGGGTGATTTCTTTGCTCGCCGTCTTAGCGGTCGGGCCGGGATTGATGTCTAACACGGCATTGTCGTCAGTTCAAGGCCTTGTTCAGAAAGCGGTTGGAACAAGTGTCTTTACATCAGTAAATCCGATATTGATCGGCAATATGGCCTTTGCCTTGTTAGTTCCGGCAGGACCGCTGCTGAGGAAAAAATTCGGTGCTCGTCCCGTCTATCTGGCTTCATTACCTGTCTTTATACTAGGTTCACTGCTCATCGCATGTTCAAGCGATGTTGCATGGATGGCGGCAGGACGCTTTTTACAGGGAGCGGCAACAGGTGTCATGCTGATGATTATGATTCCAATGCTTGTACTGTCATTCCCGATTGAACGCAGGAATTATGCACTGCTTGTGCTGATCGGGGGATTCTATGGTTCTGTTATCATCGGCACAATCCTCGGAACCATTGCAACAAGCTGCGGGCATTGGAGATGGCTGTTTTTCATCTTTGGCACCTTGTCCCTGATCGGTGTCGCGGTGAGCTATTTCTTTCTTCATGACGAGCATCACGGGGCGTCGGATCAAGAACAGCCGCTTGATCATGCGGGAATTCTTTTATCTGTTTTCCTTGCCGCAGCCTCAGCGGTTTCATTCATTTTTCTGCAAAAATGGGGGCTGTCATCGGGTTATGTATGGATTGGTTTCGGGGTGACGTTATGTTTGCTCATTGGTCTATTGATTGTGGAATATAAAGTGAAAAACCCCTTCATATCTATTAAACTGATGCTGCTGCCAAAACCGGTGCTTGGCTTATTGATCATAGCTGCAGGGACGATAACGGTAGCTGTCAGCCTGTCTGCTTTTCAAGGCTTGCTCCGTCAAATGTATGATATTTCTCAGGAGCATCTCATTTTTTTAAACTTGACTCTTTTAATCGGAGTGGCGATCGCGGCCATTTTAAGCGCTCTGTTATACGATAAAGTCGGACCAGGGATGCTCGGTATTATCGGCGGACTCATTCTCGTCTTTGTGAATTTTCAATGGCTGCATATGCAGGATCGATCATCTCTTTATATGTTCGCGGCACTGTTTATCATGCTTGCAGCGGGAACAGGCCTGACAGTCGCCGCAGGGCTGATGGGAGCTGCCATGGGAGGCCCGCTGCCTGATTTGGTCAAGAGAATGACAGCTGTTCAGTTTTTAAGATTGTTTGTCTATATGGGAGTTCCTATTCTCATCGGCTTTTTCACGAAAAAAGATGCTGCCAGACAAAGCGGTTCGGTACAGGATTCTATGATGACTGCTTATCATGATCTCTTCTTCATTTCTTTTATCCTTAGCGTGCTGCTCGTCTGCCTGTCATTTTGTATGAATGCCACTGGAATGGGGCACAAGCTGGCACATAAACCACATGATAAAGCGAAAGCAGCTCCGGAAAAACCGGCCGTTTCAGCAGAAGGTTTGTCGAAGGCAACTGTCAAATCATATAAAGTAATAAATGATACGGAATATCGTAATGCACTCAGAAATTTACAAAAATAG